TTATTGTCAATAAGGGACTGGTGTTTGCCGTGTTTCCTGCCAGTACTACCTTTGCATCTAAAAGTCGATAGATGACTACAGACGGAGATGAGAAGTGAGGTCGAAAACAGAGACAAAATAAAAATAGATAAAGAAAAAGTAAGTATAGTTTCCTGGATAAATGGTATATACATATTTACGAATAGACAAGAATACGTATATACGTATTACATTCTATACATATAGTTATATATAAGAGAATATTCATAATCATGATAGTCCGTTATACTTCATCTCTTTATTCATTTTTAGACGGCTTGTCAAGCTGATAATATAGTTTATTGTTAGTTTCTTTTACTTTTGCCTTCATAATTACTTTGTTTTATTCATCTAACTTGATATGTGTAATCCCTTTCTCTTTCAGCTCAGCCAATATCATCTTCACTAAGTCGTAATACTTTCGATTCTGAAAAACAATATTAAGAGCGTCTTCTGCATCGTTATGATATTCTTGAACATAATTTGTGATTGCTTCTTCGAACGCATCGCAGTCAACTCCTTCGTAGTAGTCGATGAAGTCGATAATTGACGTCAGCTCGAAGCATTCCTCATGGCCTTTGAAAGACCAGACATCGCCACAATCTTTATTGAACTGTTTACGGTATCTTTGTCCTTTGTGAATTATGCGATTGCACAATTCGCAACGGTGCTCTTTTCGTGCAATAGGGTTAGATTCGTTTATTAACTCCATTCGCTTATTGTTTATTACTTCATTCACATAATCCATGATATAAACTCATACAGCTATATCCTCCGTCTGGCTCAAACATATCAAGCTGTGCGTCATTACGATTTACATACCAGAACACTTCCTGTACCGTGGGATATTCACCGTTAGCGCAAAATCGCTTTGGTATGTAAGTCGGTGCAAAGAAAGACGAGCCTCGTTCTGTTTCTTCTCTCATCTTCTGTTCTGCCTTAAGTAGACGTTTACTTGCCCATTCATCTTTTGAGATGAGTTTTACTTCACGCTTTCTACACATCACACAAGGAAAACATCCGACCCTTGAAAAGCCTCGTTCATACAAAGGATTAGGTCGCTGTCCATTCTTCAGTATATAATCTATAACATCCTGTGCTGACCATCTGAATATAGGTCGCAGGACAGAAGCATCGTGTGTCTTACACCATTCTATCACATCTTTCTTGCGATATAGACCTTTTACTTCATTGTTGAAGTAGTCCTTAAAATAAGAACATTCTACATCATACCCAGCTCGTGCAGAACTCTCCTTTGCTCTAATACCTTGAATAATGATGAAACTCTCATCCTGTGAAAGAATATAGTCTAACATAGGTATTACTTTTAGTTCAGAAGTACAGAATCTTGCCATTAAAGAAGGAAAACGCTTCTTTTTTTTACTCATATCCACAAAATCCTTATATTTCTTACTTTTGATCGTTACTAATTTAACACCAAGTGCATCTACAATAGCGTTGATATGTTTATATGTGTCAGCGTGCTCCCACCCTGTGTCACAGAACACTGCTGTAACGTTCTCTTTTCCATAGTCGTTTACAGCCTTGATTAGGCAAGCTTGACTATCTTTACCGCCACTAAATTGTACTAATATTTTCATAGATTAATCTATTAATTCAAAACTATACGCTACCACCCATGGATTACGTTTCCACGTACCCCTGCCACTGATTTTATCAATTAAGTCTGCGTAGGCTCTTTGAGGAGAAGAGAAAAATTTAAGAATATTGTCATACATCTGTCTCACTTTATGTTTGACAGCGAAAAAGTAAGCATCCTCTCCAATAATTGATAATGATTCAATAAATATTATACCTTCCTTAAGGCAATCTTCTTTTGAAATATCTTGCAATCGTTCCACCTTAACATCTGTAATTCTGATATGGTGAGGCATTAAGTTGGCACGCACAAACATCTTGTTACTATTCCCTGCAACGCCTTTTCCGAACTTGTCGTATTGCGGTTTACCAATGTCATTGTAGCTTTGTGCTATTGCTATCACTTCGCCAATCTTATAAGGCAGGTGCTTTACAGTTTCTTCCCAATTACCAAGCGGCACGTTGTCTCTCAGTAGCCGCCTTGTCATTGTCTTTGTTCTGTAAAGCACTGCCAGCGTGAGGCAGGACTTATCTGAAAACATTATCTTTTTCATACGCTTTATTTTATAAGTTCTGGGTTGTCTATTACGTTGCCCAATACTTCTATGTCGCTTGCCCAATAGGTTAGACCTATGTAGCTACTTGCGCCAATCTGCTTTGCACAAAATCCATCATTACGCCACATTGTTATATATTTAATATTTGGGTCTCCAAGAGAAATTATATCTCCCTCAAATATTTTAACCCCGTTTTTATCTGTCAGTCCTGTATACTGCCCAAAGCTTTCAGGAAAGATAGCATCAAACGTAGGTGTCTTACTGCCTTCTCTATAGTAGGCAATAGCTATATCATCATTTGCGTATGAATGGAAAAGGTCTCCGTAAACCCATTCTTTCTGAAAATTTATCCCTCTATATAATATTTCTCTGTCCATGTTACTTACTGAATATAAAATGGTACAAAATAACTGCGGTCGCAACTCCCCATCCACTAAACGCTATCATGTAGAGGATGCCCTTAAAGTATTGCAACGTTGATAACATTTTGCTAATTTTGTTTCTGCACTTAATCACATCTCCGTAGTATTCTTTGAAGGTGTCTTTACATATCTTCGTAACCATTTGGTTGACTCTCCGTCTGTCGTTTTCAGATAGAAGAGGAGTGAAACTATCTTGTCGACATAAACCATTCTCAAAGCAATAAGAATTTACATCAAAAGTTGCTCTACTACCTTGATAAGCGTCTCCATCCTTTAACTTAATAGATGTATCAATGGTAATTTTGAAAACGCCACGCTCTTGGTAATACTTCTCTGCAAGTTCCTTTATCTCCTTATCGTTGAGCTTAGCTTTTTCAAATAGCTCATTATATTCAGACTCTCTTAGCTGATAAATTCTTTCTGTCATATTACTTTTCTTCTTTTAGTTCCTTAAACACTCCGTACCCGCCACGTCCACATGTTAACTCGTGAAAGGTCGCACACAAAGCATTGCATGATAAAGAGTGTCCATCTTTGGTTAAATCGCACTTGTCACAATGGATAATATAATCTTCGTTTGTTGCAATGAAGATGTACTGCTTATCGTTTATTATTATTCCATTCATAACCCCAACACTTGTTTAATTTGTTTCTTATAGTGTTCGTTTGCTGCCTGCTTGGTTTCCTCTAAAGAGCTACCAGGAGGGAGTGGAATTTCCTTTCCGTTAAAACGTAACAAACATATTCCGAAATCATCAATGTTATATCTACCAAAATATGTATCTGCATATTGGAAATATTCAATCCCTTTCCACTCCATTTCAGGCAAACTATCCATCACGCTCTCACGTCCTGCGTTGAAAGCTGCCTTGATGTCGTTTTCTTGAAAGAAAGGCCCATTAAAGAAGTTGATATCCTTGAAGTTCATAGCATTCTCTCTTGCCTTTGTGAGAAATTCTTCTGCTAAATCTTTCTGTGTCATATTGATTTGCCTTTTATTATGTAAATAAATCAAGTTGCTTTACAATTTTACCGTTAAATGAGGAAAGAAAAATATTTACATTTATTTTCTCTTAAGATTCTGTTTCTTGCCCGATTTTAGCATATGTACTCCCATAAGGAAACAACGCTGGCGGAAAGCCATATCATCTTCATCATCTTTCTTTCCCCAGCCACTTTGTGGTGCAGATCCGCCCCCAGCACTCTGTGATATTTCAGTTGCCTTATCTAGATAACCTAAGAATAGTGCCGTAGCAACAAGCGCAACTTGGCTAGAGTTTTCTGCCATCTGTTCAAGCATAGAACCATTAGAGAAACCTTTTGTCGCTTCGTCAAAAGCAGCACGCTGTTCAGGTGGTAAAGACTCTCTGTAAGCATTTAGTTTCTCGCTTTGTTTTTGAGCTTCAATAGAAGCCATATTCCATCCCACTGCCTGCATATCTCGTAAAGTTTGCGAACTCAAATTAGGCATAGATGTACGTATTTCGTCCTTGATCTCTTTGAACCTCTCCTGTGTTACATCAGTCTGTCCCTTGATTAAATCGAGTTTCTTTTCTGCCTCTGCAAGTTTTTCTTGTTTGTCAATTATTTTTATCTTTGTTTTTTCAAGATCATCAAGTATTCTTGCTCGTTCAATATCCCCCTGTTCCTTGGTAATTCTACCAGCTTTGACATCTTCCTCTAACTTTTCAATCTCATGCAATAAGTCAGACTTATGTCGCTCAAGATTAGCTATCATAGTAGTAAGACCCTTCAATCTCGCCTCTCCATGTTTGATTTCTTTTTCTTGTTCAGATAGCCTAACTTTGTTTCTTGATATTTGCTTTTTCTGCTCTGCAACATCTTCTTTTAAGCTATCCACTTGTCCCTTCAGTTCCTCTCTTTTTTGTGCATAATATTCACCCATTGTTCTATGCTTACGCCCAGTTTCTGCAATACTGTCACCACGGTCAAGAGAGTACTTCTTATTAACTTCAGAAAGCTCATTATGAAGGTTCGTCATACGCTGACTAAATTCAAATTTACTCTTCCCAGCCATTACCACTTTCCAAGAGAATTTATTCTGCTCTGTAATTGGTAAAATTGTGCAATGGATATGTGGATTTGTTTCATCAAGATGTACTATAAAAGCTGCAATGTTTTTCTCTCCAAACTTTCTACTCATAAAGTCGTACATATCGACCGCCCATTTTTCAATTTCAGGACTGCGAGTTATATGCGAATTGTCAGCCCCTTTTTCCAAATTTACCTGCTGATCACCAAAGGCAAGATGGTGCATCTGTTCTCTTGATCCACCAAGAATGAAATTAGCAATTGTTCTATACTTTGGATCATCCAGTCCGACATTAGGATCAATGATGTTTCTTGCAGCCAAATTCTCTTTTATTCGTTTTGGAATGGATAGCTTTTTATCAACAGGAGTAACCACTCCACCATTACGAACTTCAAAATTGAGGTGTTCACGAGTGGGGTCAAAAGCATACGAAAGTTTACGCTTATATGCTTCCTTTGAGAAGTTTCTTAGATGCTCATTACTTTGTGCTGTGGTGATGCCTTTAGATGCCATCAAATCCATTACTTGTTTTGCCATATTGCATTATTTTGTAGTTTCTAAGGGGGGTGGTCTCTGATAAACTTAGGGGTGGTCCTTGGGGGGTGGTCCCTTATATAAAAATTATCAAAGGGGTGGTCTCTCGTTTTTGCGAGTCAGGGACCACCCCCCCATCTTTTATTTTTTTGGGGGGTTGTG